TAAGGCATCTCACCACTATCAAGATAAAATTCAAATAGCTCATCATACAGCTCATCAGCAAACTCTCCACTATTTTTGAGATCCTCTACTTCACTTGGATATTTCTGCAAGATAGCTTGTAGTCCGGTTGATGGAGATTCATTATCTTCAATATAACTCTTTACAGGCGGGGCAATAAACTTACCATCAACTATTTTACCATATGCACCGGACGGATAAAATTCTACAGCGTCACGGAATGTAACATTGTGTGGTCTAACGCCGTTTTCATCCTTATAATCATCCGAATGTGCGCCGTGCAGATCTGGATCGATAAGATGGATAGGGCCGTCTATCCCAAACTTGTCGATGGCTTGAGTTCTTAGAGCTTCATATCTATTAAGCGCCTTTTCATGAGCCGCTTTATCTCCTGCGTCTACAGCACTGAAAAGTTCATCATCTAGTGCGATCATTTCATCTCTTAATGCTGTATCACTGCTAAGTCTCGAGCTATCCATACTCTCGTTGAGAATTTTATTTGCAAGTTGGGTATAATTATCCATGTTATTATTTATTTAATTAGAAGAAACTTAGTTGATAGTCTATTAAAGTACTCTTCATTAAGCCAAGTTAATCCGTATTTTTTAGTGTATTGCTTAATTTTACTAAAAGTAAATCGTGTATTATCATGATCTGCAGTACTTCTTACCTCATTTAGTAGTAAATAACCTTTACCTTGGTTAGATTCGAGTAGATGATGGAAGTAATCCAGACTATATCTACTAATGTATACTTTTACTGGTAGCATAACCTTAACTTTCCTAAGGACGCTGCATATAGACTTAATAATATCACTTTCATTGTGAAATTTAGCTAACGAAACATCATTTAGCTGTGTATTATTAAAGAATAGAATATTTTTCTTGTTAGACTTACTCTTTAGGATAGCTTCACATAAATGGAGTATAGTGTAATGTAGGAATAGGCGTCTTACAGTAGTATTATTCAGAGATTTCTGAAGTAAATCAAACTTGTATAAGTCATCTACAATACTATCACTAGCCTTTTTAAAAACCTCATTACAGTTAATAAGGTTTATATTGTATATTCCTAGATCTACATTATTCATTAACCTTATTATAATACTGTTCCTTTAGAGCTTTAGGTGGTCTACCTATTCTACAGTTTATAATACCATTATAATAATCTTCACTTAATAAAACATCACGTTCAAATTGCATCTTAGATTCAAAATAACTTAGTTCAAATTTACTACCACAAAATCTTAAAATTTGGAATGTAAAAGTCTCCTTACCAAGCTCTTCAATATCAGCATTAAGTCTATCTGAAGAGCCTGTATAGGACTTCCAATCACTCTCTACAAAATCAATTCTTTTACGCTTCTTACCTTTGAGTGGTGCTCGTTTAATACGCTTTACCATCTGTTTTTTACCTATATACTTCCTTTGATTTACTGTATTAGTAATTTCATATATAAAACCGAAAGCATCCGCAGGTATCGTGCCATGTATTGTCCAGTGACCTGTTTCCATCACATGTACTTACTTTTTCTTTTTCTTTTTTCTACGTTTCCGGCCAATCGTCCCGCGCCGAGTCTGAATGCCGCCTAATATCTGAGGTACTCTAGCATCGCCGGGAGCGTACCAATCGCCTGATTGTGAATGACCTACTGCAGCTGCTGGTCCAAGAGCACCTCCACCTACTGTATTACCTTCATCCTCGTCATGAATTGTCTTAAGCTTACTATAATATGCAGGATCTTCAGCGAGATGCTGTTTGGCTATAGTTGTTGCAACATCTTTATCATCAGTATGTTCTAACTCTACCTCAATACCCATTTTAAGTTCATTTTCATCATAATCAATATCTTCCACCCCTTTGAGTAGCTTATCTATTGTACGTTCAAATAATCTCTGTGTATCCCTCATATTAATATTTATTTATGTATTACGTCTTAGGCTTTCTATGTTATATCACTAGTTAGTAGTTGCAAGCCGTATAAATACATGTATAATAAGGATGTGAATGCGGAAATAATTGAAAGATATAGTAAAGAGATTGAGACTGAGCTACATATCGATGAGTTTAATATCAAAGAGATGTCACTTAAGACTCCAGCTCGTAAACACTACTGGGTCTGCAGATTGATTCAGCATAAAAAGTCACTCCTTAATCTAAAAGCTGAGAGGTATTCCTTAAGAGAAGATATAGTACAAGCTATACAACGTGAATCTCCAGTAAAGGTGACTAGACCTATAGCAGAGAAAAGCTCATATCAACATGAGGGAATGATAGAATTGCAAAATCGTATCGATGAGCAAGAACTAATTGTTGATTATCTAGAAAAGGTTGAAAGAACATTTACAAGCTTAGGTTTTGACATCAAGAATATCATCGAGATAATGAAGATGGAAACTATATAGGGATGATTAAATTTGAACTAGTTAATAATAAGATTAGAATAGCAGGCGAACTCGTGCCCGCTATTCGCGATTTTTTTAGTGAAACCGATGCAACAGCTCGATTTAGGTTGAAGGGTAGAGCTAGACATTTTGCTGATATCAGAAATTATTGTATTACACCAACCGGTCTCTTCGAAGCTGGATTATTTTTTGATATATTAAGATACATTAAGGAGGTTTATCCTGATGAGGAATTACATATTGATAGTAATGTATCTGATATTATAAAACCTACGTTAGCAGCCACAGACGTATATGATGAGTTAACACTACCATTGAGAGACTATCAGTTAGCTGCTTGTAAGAAAGCAATTCAATTTGGTAGAGGTATTCTAAAAATGGGTACAGGTGCGGGCAAGACCTTGACAATATGCTCATTATTGTCAAGTATGTTTAAGAGTAAAGGTGATACATTTAAATGTCTGTTGATTGTACCAGATTTAGGTCTAGTCAATCAGACGTTCGGTGACTTTAGTGAGTATGATGCACCCTTTAAGTATACGAAGTGGTCAGGTAAAAACAAACCAGATTTTACAGCTAACGTTATTATAGCTAACCTTGGTATACTTCAAAGTCAATTTAAAGATAATGACTGGCTTGAAAAGGTAGATGCACTAGTTATAGACGAATGTCATAAAGTTAAAAAGACTAATAAGGTGAGTAAGATGGTTCAGCAGATTAGAACTGTTCATAAGTTCGGTCTAACTGGTACTATGCCCGACGGTAAAGTTGATGAGTGGAATATTATAGGTAAGATAGGAAGTATCATTTATGAGAAAGACAGCTTTCAATTACGGACCGAGAAGCATTTAACACCAGCAAGCGCAACTATTATTGAGGTTGAGTTTGTAGACTCCCCTGCGTACAAGACTGGCGCAGACGCTAAACTGAACTACAGACTCGAATTAGACTTCATATATGAAAAAGAATTTCGAAATAACGTAATAAGTCAGATATGCGCTAATTTTAATAACAACACATTAGTATTGGTAAATCATCTGAAGCATGGAGAGACGTTACACGACCTGATGTCAACTCTAAGAGATAAACAAGTATACTTTGTTAAGGGTGAGCTGGAAATCGACGAACGTGAAAACATTAAAAGAATAATGGAAGTAGAAAATAACGTCGTTTGTATAGCTATGAGCTCTATTTTCAGTACCGGTGTCAATATTAAAAATATACATATGATTGTATTTGCTGCTGGTGGTAAGAGCTCTATACGCACTATTCAGACTATAGGGCGTGGATTGCGCCTGCATGATAGTAAAGATAATCTTAAAATAATCGATATAGCTGATCAACTTAAATATGGTCAAAAGCATGTAGCTCGTAGAAAAGAGATCTATGAGCAGGAGAGGATACCTTATAAAATAGTGCAGGTTACTGAAAAATAAGTTGAAACTTACGTACTAGTATACTATACTAAAGATATATTATGCCAAGCGACAAAGAACCTAAACCAGACGAGAAGCCTATAACTGATGAGGCTGCTGCACCTGAGGAGAAGCCGAAACCTAAAAAGAGAGGGCCTAAGCCGAAGATTGATCAGTACTATGTCAACCCGGGTGTATTCAAGGACCAGATTAGAGAGTATTATAAAACTGATGATTGTATTTTTGACCTCGCTAATTCACTTAAGAAGATTGCTTATGGTTTAGGTAATAAGTCTAATTTTATAAACTACACTTATAAAGACGAAATGATCGGTGATGCTCTAGTTAAGATGTATACCGCTCTACAGAATAAGAAGTTTAATGTAGATTCAGAGTATAACCCATTTTCCTATTTTACTACTATCGCATTTCACGCCTTTATTAATAGAATTAAAAAAGAGAAGAAACATCACCAGACTTTATGTGACTATAGAGAGCAGGTTTATGAAAAAGAGATGTTAGAATCCGGTGGAGGGCAGGTTTATGTAAAGCCTAATACTGACGACGAATAGTATGAGTAAGAAGGTAGCAATATTTTCTGATATACACCTCGGCGTTCACCAGAATAGTGATTTCTGGCTAAGTGTAGCAAATCAATGGAGTGACTGGTATATTAAAGATCTAAAGTCTAAAGGTATATCTGATATTATATTTTGTGGTGATTTCTTTCACTATAG